ATTACTTCTTGTGGTAATTGTGGAGCAAGCATTTCTGGCATAACTTGTGAAACAGACTGTTGAGCAGCAAGCATTTCTGGGGTTAAGTTAAAATTAGAAAAGTCTATTTCAGGTGAAAATTGAGTTGCAGCTAGTGGAGCAGTTGATGTCATTGGGTCAACACCATATCCTTTACCCAAAAAACCACCTGAATTAGAGGGAATACCTAACTCTTCTCGTTGTGTATTAGTAAGTGTTCTTCCAAGCAATCCTCCGCTACCTGTTCCTGTCGTTGGAGTTGCATATTGTACTTGTGGTCCAAACATAGCTTGTGCACCTGCTAAATTATCTTCTCTACTGCCTAAAAAATTAGATATATCTATTCCATTATCAACACCTGGAGGAAGTTGTTCACCAAGAGTTTGAGGAATTGGTGCTGGCATTATTAATTCAGGTGCTAACGTAGCAGGAGCAGGAAGATCAATTTCAGGCATTACATAAGGTGGCATAATAAAATCAGGTTCTACATCAGAAACTGATGTTTCTATTATAGGTAACTGAGGTGCAAATCCAGTACCTGTATCTATTTCTCTTTCAGGTGAGTTGTAGTTATTTATGCCATCTAATATAGATTGTAAGTCAAAATTTTCAGGTATTCTAACATCAGGTGAACCAAAGTCAGGTAGATTACCAAAGTCAGGTAAGCCAGTATCAGGAATACCTATATCAGGTAGCTGTGGTTTTTCAAATACAGGTGGAGGAATAGGTCTTTCACTAAACTCTAAACCTTTTGGAGCAGAACCCGTATAAGCTGCAAATGGATCAATAGATACTTGATCTGCTATAGATGCTTGTCTGCCTCCATAACCTCCTCTAGAGCCTTTATATGTATCAGGACCTAACTCAGGTGCTACAGGTACTAATTGTGAAGCAGGAGCTGATATTGTTCTAGGATCAAAATACATTGTTTCTGGAGAAAAACCTGCTTTAAAATCTGGATTAACTTGATACTGTGTACGAGCAGGTGCAAATATTTGTGGTAAATTACCTCCTGTAAAATTTCCAGGTTCAAAACCATATCCACCACTATAACCGCCTTCTAAGAATCCAGTTCTTCCACCACCAGCAGCATAAAGTACAGGTTCTGGATTCATTAATTCATTTTGTTCTTTTCGTCTTCTATATGCTTCTTCGCTTTCACCCATCTGTCTTGCAAAAGCTTCTTGTGATTCTATTATTCCTCTACTACCTGCGGCTGCTCCTGCTACCATTCCACTAGGAGACATTGCTCCTGATGCTAATGCTTTAGCTCCTTGATCAAAACCACCTGAAAATGTATCTGTTAGTGCATTAAAAGAACCTGTAGCTGCTCTTGGTGTTGCTGTTGCTGCAGCGTTTGCTACTGTTTCTGGTGAAAATCCTGCACTTGTAAGTGCTGAGGTTGTTGCTTCTGTTCCTGCTGTTTGTGCAGTTTGTGCTGCTGTATTTGCAGCATTAGTTCCAAACCCTGCTGTAAGTCCTGATAGTAATGCTTTACTACCTGAACCACCTGATTCTGCATATGTAGCTAATCCTGCACCTATACCTGCTGCTAATGCAGAATTAGCAGCCAATGTAGTTCCTAACATTCCTGCTCCTGCTAAAGAACTAAAAAGTGTACTTCCCAATAAAGGTGCTAAGAAAGGTAAGAAAGCTTCTGGCTGTCCTGTTTGTGGATTAACTGTTAAAGGCATAGCAGACGCTAATCCTTTAACTTCTGCTGGATTAACGTGCATAAGCATAGAGTCGCCATAACGACCTTGTGCTGCTACGTTCTGCGTTTGTTGTTTAATATCCATTATCTTTCCTCTTTTGTTTCACAGCCAAACATATTAAAACTCATGTCAACTGCACTTGTATAAACTTTTACAACATCTGTTTGATTTAATGTTATACCTAAAACTATTGATAGGGAATCATTAGCTGCAACAGATTTTCCATAATATAAAAACTGTTTATCATTAGCACTAGCTCCAGCTACATGAACACTTAATCTAAAAGTGATAGCAGAACCTGTGCGATTTGCTGCAACTATAGAACTAACAGTTGTTTGTGTCATATCTGGTACTGTATATAAGACTGTTACTGTTGTTGCTGCTGGGTCTAATTGACCTAATACTTTTAAATCATCAGCCATGTTTCATTCCCATTAATAAAAATTGATGTCTTTTAGAAGCTTTACTGGTAACTGTAGATTGCATTCTTTGTATTGTAATTATTTTAACATTTAAATCTTCTATAGCTTGTTCAATACTTCTTCTTGTTAAAGCTTCGTTGTTAAGATTATATTCTTGTGAAGGTAATGGTAGTGCAATCGTTTTGATATCAGCCATTATCTTTTTCCGTCTGGTCTAATTTCTAATCTTAAATCTCCTAATCTCCAACCAAAGTCACTTGCTGAATTAGATATTCGTAATGCAGCTTGTCTACTTCTTGCTCTGGTATTTTCAAATGTAGAATTAGGAGTTACATTAATTGTTTGTAATGTAGATAAATCTTGCAAAGGATAATCTCTGCCTTTAATAGTAAAAGTAACAGTATCGTTTGTTGTTTGTTGATTTCTAAATTCTATATCTGGTATTAATTTAGAGATAAAAATAAATTTTTCTCCATCTGGAGCTAGATCAAAGTCACTAGATTCAATAAAAGCAGAAAAAGAATTATCTCCATCACCATGACCTATTTCATGGCTGTATACAAAATTTTCATTTGTATCGTCATTTTTACTGGCAGCTAAAGGATTTTCATAAACAGGTGCTTCACTCCAAGCTGTTCTAACAAAGTTATCTGTAGTTGTTCCTATAGACCAAGTACCTTCTAAATAATTGTACAAAACGTATTTATCTACTTCTAAACTAGTGCCAGAAGGATAGAACCACATTACTTCATTAACACTTTCATTTGCTGCACCAAATACTTTATATACTTGATCTTGATTTAAATCAGATAAAACATAGTCTAAAACAGTACAAGGCAATCTTTCGGCAGTTCCTGAATAAACATAAAACCCATTGCGATCCATAAAATAAACTCTATTATTGGCATTTACTGCTGCATTAGGACCAGCTAATGACATACCTTCTGCTACTTCTGTAAAAGAAAATATAAATGGTTCTCCTACAAAACGCATTGAAACTATACCTGAATCAGTCCAAATAAGTATTTCTTGTCTTGTTCTTAAAGCACCTACAATAGTAGAACCTTGTGAGAGCTGTACTCCTCCTGCTTGATTTGTTGCAGTTGGAGTCCAATCAATTGCACTTTCTCTATCAGAAAATCTTACTAATAAAGGGTCAATAGTTGTTGAACCTATAGGATTAGCTCCGAAAGCTATAACGTGTTTATCAACATCTGATGTCATTACCTGTAAGCAAGCTACAGGAACATCGCTAGCACCTGATTCTGAAGATAAAGCTACTGCTCTTGTAGTTAAACCATCTGTTTTATCCCAAAAATATAAAGCACCTGCTCTAGGTGCAGCTATAGCATCATCTCCAAAGTTATCAATAGACCATAATCTTAATTGATTAGTAAGAGTTAAATCACCTGCTGATCCAAAAGTACCACTTCCCCAAGCATTAGCTCCCCAACCAGTTCCTCTAACATATACATCTAACCCAGTATTAATTTGATATGCTGCATCTGCTCCTGAACCTCCATTACCTGTATCACTTCCATTAGCTGTTGCTGTTGCTGTAAAAGTAAATGTATCAACGCTTGGTACAGCAGTTACTTGATATTCTTGATTTAAAACACCAGCAGTAATAAGACCACCTAAAGTGGCTGCTCCTGAAATTGTTACAAAATCTCCTTCTACGCATCCATGATCATTATCTGTAGCAGTAATAGTTGCAGACCCATTAGTTGCTGCAAATACAATACCATTAGTAGTTGTTGCTCTTATTGGTGTTATATCGTAATAAACATTACCACTTAAATTGTAAAGTTTTTGATGAGTACCTAAAATTGCAAATGAATCTCCACTATTAGCTTTATAAGTAAACAGTTTTCTGCATGTTCCTATAAAAGTATCTGTATCAAATTTTTTCCATCCACCAATTCTTTCAGGTTTACCTTTACGAAATCTTACTTTATCTGCATCAAACCAACCGCCTTCATTACTATAGTTAGTTCCTTCTTTATCTATTCCAGGTTTAAAAATATATTTAGCTAATGGCATATTAAACCTCTACCCATTCTTTTTCTTCAAACAACAAAGCTTCTGCTTCTCTTCTTCTAATTAAACCATTTAAGGTTTTACCTCCAGCCTTGTTCCATCTTTTTATTTGACTTGGTATAAGATGATAATCTCCTCCATTAAGAAGTTTTAATAATGTAGACTCGTTTAAATTTGTTGGTCCTAAATTGTAGACCCAAGCACACAAAGCATCAAACTGACATTGTTTTAATGGCACTTTAACCATCTTGTTAATATAACCTTCGTACTCAGGCATCTCTTCAGTAAGCATAAACTCTGCGTGTTCTTGGTTTATTTCATCACCTTCTTTAACTTCTTTAGTATGTCCATACCCAATAGTCCAAACACCTACACTATCTTGATACGCTTTCAATTCGCATCCTTCAAACTTTTTAATTAATGCTATACCTTCTTGTGATATGTTCATATTTAGTCTTGTTTGTGTGAAGCTCCAAAATAGAAACTTATAATTGCACTTGCTAATCCACCTAAGTAACCTAACACTAAGTTGATTAAAGCTTCGCTGTTTTGTTCTGGTGGTTGTAAAGTTACTAAGAATATATATCCCATAAACCCACCAACAACCACAATGCCCATTATACGAGCTGTCCAATCTTTAGAAAACTTTCCTCTAGCGTCTTGTATATCTGCTGTTTCTAAAGCAAATACATCTACTTCAAGTTCTTTCATTTGCAATTCAAAAGCTTGTTCTGTTTTTTTAAGTTCAAGCATCTGCTCTGGTGTAGCTTCAGCCATAGCTTTTTCAATTGATTTGGAATTGTTAGGCACACCTAATACGTCAGATATCATTTTAGCTGCCATACCGCCCATAGGTCCGCCTAAAGCAGTTCCTAATGTTGGTGCAACTGCACCTATTACACTTTTTAATAATTTAAACTTCATACTTGCTCCCATGTATAAACCTGTAATGGTTTAGCTTTACCTTTAACTTCTATCGGTTCTAATAATTGTAGCCCAAAATTAACATTTTTTGCAGTTTCTTCACCTATTAAAGTTCCTACTCCAGCTAATTTAGTTCCTGATTCTAATCTAGCAGCAACATTACACGGATCACCTATGAGACTAAAAGCAAATCTATCTGTAGCTCCAAAGTTACCTGCTATACAAATTCCTGAATTTACTCCAATACCAATGGCTATCTCTGGAATACCTTCTTCTTTAAATTTAATATTTAACTGGTCTATATTCTTTTCTATTTCTTTAGCAGCTTTTAAAGCAAGTGTATGATGGTCTTCTTGTGGAATAATAGTATTCCAATGAAACATTCCTGCATCTCCAATAAATTTATCAGTACAACCATTGTATTTGTTAGCTGCTTGTACTTGTACATCTAATACATTGTTCATTATGTATGTAACCATTTCAGGTTCTACTGATTCTGAAAGACTAGTAAATCCACGCAAGTCTGTAAATATAATAGAACAATCAACTCTTTTGCCATTAACCTGACAAAGTTCAGGATTATCTTGTAATTTCTTAACCATTCTTGGATCAAGATATTTACCAAATTGTCCTTTAATCTGTTGTCTTAATTTGTATTGTTCTCTAAAACGTAAATAAAATGCCGTAGATGCTGTTATAAACTGTGATATTAAAGCCCAAGTTACATCTACTAGTAATCCTATTTGTATTAAATAATAACCACTTCCTGCTGTAATTAAAAATAATAGACTGGTAAATAATATTCCTAATGTTATTCCAAAAATATTTATTGCTAACCATGCCAAAGAAACTGTAACTCCAAAAATTAATATTTCAGCAGCTAAACTCCAATCAGGAACATAAGGACTATTTTCTATAAGAATGCTTTCAGCTAAAGCTGTTTGTATTTTATGTGGTTCTAAGTAACCAATAGGTGTAGATAACTGAGGCATAATTCCTTTAGCAGTAAACCCTACAAATACAAAACGTCCTTCTACGTTCATTTCTTGTAAATCTGTTTGAGTAGTATTCACGAAACTTATCCACTTACGACCTAAAGAATCTACTGGTACTGTAGGTAAGCCTTTTACTCGTATTTCTTCTAGACCATTATCATTAGTTTTTATAATGTAGGTATCTGCACCTGCTAAAACTTTTAACACTTCTGTTCCGTATGAAGCAACCCAACCATCAGGAGTTCTAAGTAATAAAGGAAGTCTGCGAACTAGCGAATCAACTTCAGGTCTTGCAACTGCTATTCCTTCATTAGCATACTTAACTAATATAGGTATATTTTGTGTAACTCCTGTAGCTAAAGTACCACCTTTATCTTCTCCTAATATAACTGTGCCTGTCGTTTTAGGATAAATACCTTTATCGTTTTCAAACATTGCTAATACGCTAGGTGCTAATGCCAAAGAGTCAGAAAAAGATTTATCTCCGTTAGCTGTTATTCTGCCTTTATTAGGAAAGGTGACTACCCATCCAACACCTATTGCTCCTTTATTTATAATTTGCGTTTGTATTTCAGAGAGCCTTTGTCTGGATAACGGATAACCACCCTCTCTATTTATATCATCATCTGTGATGTTGAGTACAGTAAAATATCCAGAAGGTTCTTGTACGGGTATTAAAGAATCAAAAGTTTTTAGTTTTAATATTTCATAAAACGTAATTCCATAAATAATAGGCAAACTTAATATTAGTATTAAAAATACTGGTATTAAACGTTTAATCATATTGGTTTATTGTAACTGTCTTGGTGCAATTGCTCACGCAGTTATAAGTAGCAGTAAATGACTTATCGTTAGCTCCTGATTGAGTAACGCCTACGTTGTAATCATCGGTGTAGAAATTAAGCCTAGCAGTATGATCTCCTGAACCTGATTGCGTTATAGAAGCCACGCCATTGTCTGCATCTGCATACCACCAAATATCTGCATCGTGTGAACCACTCCCAGACTGCGTTATGGTGCTTGAGTTGTTGTCTGCGTAATTGTAATTGTAGACATAACCATTGTGTGCACCTGTTCCTGATTGAGTAATTGTAGCGTCAGAGTCATCTCCAAAACTGTATACCTTTGCGTATTTGCTATTTCCTGTTTGACTAATAGTGTAAGCGTTATCATCACCTGCCATCAACACTTCACCATGATTAGAGTTTCCGTTCTGTGTAATTATTCCTACGTTATCGTCTTTGTCTAAATCAAGATAGCCATAATTATTATCGCCAGTTTGTGTGATGGTAAATACATTATCTGAGTGATTAGACCATTGAGAGTATGCTTTAGTAGTGTTTCCATGCCCTGTGGTGTTTAAATTGATTACTGCCCTAGTACAAGTATGGGTAGAGTAAACTCCGTTGCTGTAGCCACAATATACAGTAGCGTTATTTGTATAACCTACTTGCTTAATATTAATTACTGAGTTGCTGCCATTCAACTGAACTGTCATTGCATTATTGCCTGCAAGAAGGGGCAAACTAATCAGACTGATTAATAAAAATTTCACCATCTCCTCCTCCATTTACCGTGATGTCTATAAGTTTACCGCCTACCAATAGTCTTATTTCGTAGGCACTTTCTTTTGCTATCTGTAGGTCTACTGTGTTGTCTACACTTCTAAAGAACGTCAACATCTCTCCTTCTACAAAAGAATACACTTGAGCTTTAGAATCGTAACCAACTTTGATACCTTCAATTTTGACATCACCTATCTTACCGCTTGTTTCTTCTTCTTCAATAAAAGCCAAAAGGTCAATTAAGAAATCTACTGATAGTAGGTCAATAGACAATCTATCTATTGCTAACTCATCTTCTTCTAATTCATCTTCATCAAAGTTCTCCTCAAGGAAGTCCACATCTAAAACATTAGATGACTTTGTGTTTTGGTCTTCTACCGCTTCTTGTATTTCGTCAGGTTGGTTTATTATCAAAAGATTATTGATTAAACCTAACGTCATGTTTATTAGAGTTACAGGTTTTGTAGGCGGTGCTTCAAATACACTAACCATAGTTGCTTGAAAGGGTTTGTTTAATGTCTCTGTACCTGCTGCAGTCTGAACTGTTATCTCCCCTGAACTATTCCCATCTTTATCAGGCAATAGAATGATTAAACTCCTCCCTAATTCGTCTACTGTGGTTGTAAAATCTGTACCTAGAACTGAGATGGTAGCGGAAGGTGTTTGTATACTTATATTTGTTTTATCAATTTTATTTAACTTACCAGTTATGAATCTGGCAGTACCACTAGCCATTCGTAAAGCTAACTTAGATTTTTTTGGGTTAGGGTCAAATATGTACTCATCAACTACCACCCTAGACATTTCAGTCAACTTTAGAACTGAATCATCTAAAAACTTTATAGCTATACGACCATCCCCAGTTCTTACATCATCATTACTAAGTATGCCTAAAGACAGTTCTGCTAATAGTTTATCTCCCTCTGTACTGCGTAAGACTTCTCCATTGCCACGCAGTTCTGATATAGAACCTATATCTGCATAAGTTGTACTAGATAGTAAGGCTACTAACAGCCACTTGTGCATTGGTCTAAATTAATAACTCCTGATGTAGATGCAGCAATTATATTGATGGTGTCCGTTACACCTGATGCACCTGTAGTTTGGTCAATATCAATGTTGTTAGAATCTCCAACCAATGTAAAGGTTATAGTTTTATCATCAGTTCCTATTTGTGTAACGTCTATATCATTTGAGTTACCATCAATATCCCAGTTATTAACTGCTCCAATTACCTCACTTCTAATGTTTAAATCATTAGAGTTGCCTGCAAGTATTGCATCAAAGTTACCACCAGTTGCAGCAGAACTAGAGCCTTGCAGCCAAGTAAGTATGTTTTGATTTCCTGTTGCACTATAGTCAAAGTCAGAAGAACCTACTGAACCACTTCCTCCTGCTGTTAACGTAGATGTATTGGAATCTCCAATCTGATACATTGTCCAACTGGTACTTGCAGCTTGAAGAATGCTATTGGCTAACGTGTTTGTATTACCTTGTTGCTTAATATCACCAGTTATAGATGCACCTGCAAAGATAGACCTTGCACCTGAAGTACCTACTTTGTTTGTGTTACCTATTTGGTCTATTGTTAAGTTAAACGCTCCTCCACCTGATTGAGTCAAGTAGATATCATTATTCCCTGCGGTTACAGATGCTATAAAACTTAACAACAATATTATAATTAGATTTTTCATTTTACCTCCTTTAGATAATTAAAATCCCATAATTGTTTTTCTAAGCCTTTCATAACTAATTCATAGACTGCTGTTTCAATAGCTGCCCTTGTTGCATACCCGATGGCTTCTGTCTGTGTGTAGCCTGTTTCTATTTCTACTAACTCTGTACCCAGTTCTGTAAATCTAAAAATATCCCTACTAACACCTGCACTTAGTACTGTCTTGCTTACTGTTATATTTAATAAAACTTCGCTTGTCTGAACGAGTACTGCCCTAATGGACACAGTTATATCATCTTTGCGATACTGATTTGTGTTTCCAATACCCAAATACCTTGCTCCGTTCCCACCAGTCATAATATCTGACTCATAGGATATGATGCCTCCTTCCAATATAATACCTGCGTACAATAAAGGTTTTAATTTGTTAGCTCCCTCGCCATCATAAGTCTTTCTTGTAGACTTAATTAACTGCCTTTCTTTTGAGAGATTGTCTAAACCTCCTCTTTCTACGACAGCAAACCAATTGCCATTTCCTGTATTAAGTAGTGCTTCTATTAAATAACTATCTGCTCCTTGTGTAACTGCGGTAGAGAACAATGCCATTTTGTCAGATGGTTTTCTCTGTCCTGTAAGGTCTTTAAATTGGTAAACTGCTATGACAGCTTTTTGTTTGGGTGGTTCTAAATCCAGTAATTTCTGTAGTGTAACTCTTTCAACTCTAGCTTCTTCAGGGCAAGTAAGACCTATTAAATGACAATCGGTTGCTCTAGGTGGAGCAAAAGAAGCACAACCTACCATAAACCCTAGTAAGGTTAAACTACACAGTCTGACGAACATACGCCAAACACTCCTATTGGAATAATTATCTCTGTAATATTGCCATCGGTATCTATGACAGTAAGAGTAATGTTAAACCCATCATTGCTAAATGAAATGCTATTGCCTTCTAGGTCTATTGTTCCACCTGTTCCTCCTTCAGCAGAAAACAACATGTCAGATATATCTCTAGAAAGATTGCTAAAGATTCTACTTTCAAGGTTGTTTAAGAACTTATTGAGGGTGCTGTTTTCTATTTCACGCTCTATTTCTTCTAATTCAGACTGTATCTTTTCTGCTAACTCATCTCTGCGTTTAGTCTCTTGTTCATCAATGGTTAAAAAATGAGCAGAAGCACCTATCCCACTAAAAGAAGGATTTTTAAATTCATGAGTAATGGTTGAAGCATTTATATTAAAAGCCACAATACTTAAAACAAATACTATTAGTACTATAATTATTACTTCAGATTGACCTTTGTTTTTCATTAGTCTTTGCGTTGGTCATCTCTATCAGCTTTAGCAATCTTGTCTATATTAATAAGCTGTGGAACGCCCAGTATCGTTTTAATCATTGTGTCTTGACGTATTATTTCATTGTCCAAACTTCTAATCCTATCTATCAACGCTACTAAGATACCATGTTGGGAGTCTAATTTACCACCCAGTCTTTCTTCCATTGCTGCTATCTGTACCGCAACCTTCTCATCTAAGACATCTAATTTAGTTTCCATGCCATCAATAATTCTGTTGATGAGTTTCCAAATAAAGAAACCTAGACCAAGTGCAGCAGCTATTGGAAAGCCAACTTCATTAATAAATGTTACTGCTTGTTCCACTACTCTACAGGTTTAAATAATCCCAATTCAATTAGTCTTGTTCTATTAGCAGAATGTACTGCTTCTATAGCTTCTTTATTTTGTCCAAAATAAGCAGCTGCATGATAATTTTCTATCATTGACTGGTTAATATTTTTTCCATCAACAACTACATTACCTAAAACTCTTCCAAATTTACCTCTTGAATCTTTTAATTTAGTTTGTATGACAACTTTAGTACCATTGTCTATAGCTTCTTTTAAGAAAGCCGAAGCCATTTTTCCTCTAGCTTTCTCATCAAGATTACGAGTCCGTGATTCGGGAGTATCAATGCCAAATAAACGAACACGACAGTTATAAAGAATGTCAAACCCAAGGTCCAACATAACATCCACAGTATCGCCATCAACGACTCTTTTAACTTTGCAACTATATTCATACATTATCTTTTTTTTCCTTTATGCAAGCCATGTCTTGCGTGTTGTTTTCCTTTAGCAGTAGCTTTTCTTTTTTTTCTATTAGCTGCTGCAAGTTTGTTTCTACCTTTAGATGTAGACTTTAATCTGTTTATTTGTGCTTTAGGTGCATATACTTCACCAGTTTCAGAAGATTTTTTACCACTAGAAGTAGTCCATTTTTCTCCTGTCCATTTTTTTAAAGACCTTTGAGACTTTTTAAGAGCCATTACTTTTTAGCTTTTACTTTAGCTTTTTTAGATAAATCTTTAAAATGAAATAACTTTACACTTGTTTTAGTGTGTGATTTATTTGTATGTAAAGTACCATTAGCCATTTTATGAGAACTGCCTTTGTGTTCAGTACCATCTCTTTTATAATGTTTAACGCCTTTCATTTATATCCTCCTCCAGCTTTTTTATAAGCTTTAGCTACCATTTGTGCTTTACGAGCAGACCATTGACCTGCCTTACCGCCTTTGCTTCCAGCTTTAACTCTATTGAATATGCGTTTACGCATAGTAGGTTTGGTATAATTACCTGCTTCATTAACTCTTGATTTTTTTGCTCCACTCATCCTATAAACTCAGCAGCTATAACAGTAGCAACAATAAAAGGATAAACACCCCATAGCATCATTTCTAATTTATCAAATCGTTTTGAACCAGCTTCTAATCTTGCATCAATACTCTTATATAAAAGTTTGCACTCTCTTTCGTGTGTTTCTATGGCATTAAGAGCATCTTTAGCAGTAGCCATTATTTTTTAGTAGTTTTCTTAACAGGTGCAGATTCTTTAGCTTTGCCAATGTTTAAAGCTAATATATCAATACCTTTATATAATTTTCCTAAAAGTTTATCTCCTTGTGGAGTTGGCGTAACTGCAGCAACTAATGAAGCAATAGCTATTATTGCTGTTATCCACATAAAAATATTAATTAATGTCATCATTACTCCTCTCCTATGGTTTTGGTTTCTGTCTCTAAAACTTCATTTGCAACTTCTTTGGTTGTTTCTATAAAAGCATTTTTAAACACTCTCAAACTAGCCATAACTTGATCCAGTTAAAATTCCAACCTAGCTTTTTGATTGTTTAAGTCTCTTAGCTGTCTGGTTAGATATT